CTCTTTCTTCTTGCGACCTTCTTTGAAGTCAATGTAGAATTTGACGTTAGACATACTATTCTCCTATGTTAGTCTGACGACTATACCATACTTTCGACTGATTGTAAACTAGAAAAATGCCTCAAGGGTGAAAACTTTTTCTGAAGTCCACCCGATCGGATCGAGAATAAGCTTGAGAGGTTCAAGGAAAGTCTTTTCAAACTGTTTGTCGAAGTCGACATACTTATGCAGGTCAAACTCTTTAGGCAAGACCTGCGGATACGAGATGACGTTCTCTGCCACTGGATTTGGCATACGAAGATATGTGAACTTGATCTTTTCGCCGTCTTTGATTGCTTCGTATTTGTTGGTCAGATTCTGCTTGACCAGGTAGTCGTTGTACTTGATAGCACCGCGGACGTGGATCGGTGTACCTTTGTCCTTCTTCTCCAGCTTAGTCACACCACGAGGGAAAGATGTTTCCTCAGGCGGTAGCGCGCAGAAGCGATCACGGAACTCAGACACATAGTTCTGTAGCTCTTCCTCTGTGCCGGACATGACGATCTTAAAGCAGTCTTTGAATGCATCACGGACAACCTGCGGCGTCGAGGACTTAATGGCTTCAATGCCCATCATCTTAAGCTTTGGTTCCTCGAAGCGTACACCTTCGCTGTCTAATACGTTTAGGATGTAGCGCTTCTTAGCAGTCCATACGCCGCGATCAGCAATGACTTCACGATCCATAGCCATACGATTGTCGAATGAGTTCATACGTTGGTGTAGGTCTTCCATAGACCGTTCGAACATTGGCGTGAAGTGTTCGGCGCAGACTTTGTTCAGGAACTCTAGAGGATTCTTCGGGTTCATCTTCTGGACGAACGGATCGAAGTTGACATAGACCGAATCAGTGTCGATAGCAATGACATAGTCTTGATTGGTTTCCAGAATCTTATTCAGTTCGGCGTTGATTGCTTTCTCGCACCACTTGATAACGAACTGACCGTTCTTGGTAATGCCTTCTGCCATACGAAGATCGAAGTAACGGTACCACTTGTTGCCGATAGCGCCGAACAGACTGTTCAGAAGAATCTTAATAGCCCACTGCTTGTTTTCGAGCTGTGCGATCTCCCGCTCGATCTCTTTGTTGCCTTTATCCTTCTCGTACCGCTTCTTGGCCGCAAGCATACCTTTCTTGGCTTCTTTACGTTCAGCATAGTAGTCGACAACGATCTTGGGGAATACGCCTTGTGAATCGTTACTGTACATCGAACCGTTAGCGGCGACTGAGCAGTTGCGTTCCAGCTGTGTAGGATGAATAGGATTAGGATGATCCAAATAGTGGTCGACATCGTCACGCAGCATCGAGTCTGGCGTTTTGAGCAGCTTCTCAGGCGACATGTTCCACTGTGCGATGATGTTGGGATACAGTGAGTTGAGGTCAAACGACACGACCCAGTTGTACATACCACCTTTGACTTCTTTGACGTAGCCGCCAACGAACTTGGTGTCGATGCCAGACAGGTGATCGCGATTCTTCATAGGCGGAACAACCACATGCTTCTTGGTCAATTCACGATATACAATTGAATCCCAGATGGCAGTAGTGCCGAACACGTCGGTGAAGTTGACACCAGCTTTGTAGCCAATAGTAAGTGCCAGACCAATCAGGTCCAGCTTATTGTCCATGCGTTCAACCAGCTCGACGTCCTTGATGTTGTAGTCGATGTATAGCTGATGATTCTCTTTGTACAGATTGCGAAGGTTACCGTACTCTTCATAGCTGAGCTTCTTCTCACCAAGTACGACGTGAGCGATATGGTTTAGTGCGTAGCTTTCCTGTGGACCGAAGCTATAGGCAAACTTCTGGAATAGGTCAAAGTAGTCTAGCTGACTAATGCCAACGATCATGAACTGGTTCATGTTCTTGTTCTTGAACTGTACCTGCTTCTCACGGACTACGCCCCAAGGCGAAAGCTTGTCTTGGTATCCCGGAATGATCTTAGACATACGGTTGTAGAGATATGGAATATCAAAGAATCGTACGTTCCAGCCAGTAATGATATCAGGATAGCCGTGGGAGTTGTTGGCCCAGAAGTGGACGAAAGCTTTGAGCAGTTCTTCTTCTGAGTCGTAGCGCTGGTAGTCTATATTCAAGTGCTGGTGCGGTGATTTGTTCGCATCATATTCACCCATGCCCCAGACATGATACACATCGTCTTTGGACGATTTAAGGGTGATAGCGGTCACTGGAGCGGCTGCTTCTTCAGGCGTAGGGAAGCCGTTCTCTGAATGTACTTCAATATCGATGTTGACCGAGTTGATCGTAGACTGGTTGAACTTTACCTCATCGGGGAACATCTCCTGGAGGTATTGGATGACCGCACGGTCACAGCCCCAATAGCGTTCACCAGATGTGCTTTCTTTCATAGCTACCCAGTTACGCATGTGCTTGGGAGAGTTGAGGTGGTACTTCTGTACAGGCTGACCTTCCATAGTAGTCCAACCGGTTGGTCGATCAGACGGAATGAACATGGTAGGTTCAAAGCCTTGCTTGTATGCAACTTGGTTGCCGTCGTCATCGTAGCCACGATAGACGATATTGTCACCGTATATGTCAACGGATGTGTAGAAACTCATAGCTTACCTTTCTTAGTATGTTTCGCATTGTACATCATATAGCGGGAAATGTAAACTAAAAAATGCCGGGGATTGAGTTTAAAAACTGAAAGGTCTTTTGCGTTACGTTGCGCAGATTTACTTTTATTCTAAGTTGGCTCCAAAGGTGGGCTGCGTACCAACTAATTAACTTAGTCTTAATAGACCACCATCGTAGCAGTATAGTCATCAGGTCCTCTAAAAGAAAAAGGGAGCCGAAGCCCCCTCTTAATTAATGGTATTGACGTGAGTCTAACCAATGTCTGCCATTGATCTGGTACGGTGCTTGGTTGTACATGATCTTTTGTTGGCGTGCTTCAAAGTCCACAAGGTCGATCGAGTCGGAAAGGTATCTTTCTTCCTCAGACATTGCGGCTCGTTTGGCTTGCTTAGCAAACCAGGTTTTAGCGGATTCGATTAATGACTGCATCGTAACCATCCTTCTTCAGCATATCGACAATCTCATACTGGGGAATGCCAGTATTGTATTCACGTTGGATGTATTGAGCCACACCGTGATAGGCGTGATTCATTCGTGCTTCGATGAGTCCGTTACCCACCTTCCGTAAGAAGTTCAGCATTGTTTGTTACCTCGCTGTGATTGTTAATTGCAATTTTGCGAGGCTTCTTCTCTTCGGGCAGAACGACTTCTAAATGAATTGCTAGAATACCGTTCTCCAGAGAAGCTCCTGTAACTTGTGTATATTCAGACAGTCTAAAAGACCGATGGAACTTACGGGTGGAAATACCTTTGTGAACGAAGGTCAGACCACGAGGGGTATGATCTCCATTGACGTGCAGTACGCCATCTTTTAATTCTACCGAAAGCTCTTCTTCCTTGAAACCCGCGGTCGCGATTTCGATACGATACTTCATATCTTCATCTTTAATAATATTATGCGGAGGATAATGGTCTGTAGCGTGCTTGGACATTTCTTCAAGTTCGTTGAAGATATGGTCAAAACCTACGAATGCGGCACGAGGAAATCGAGCGAACTTTTGATTATTTGTCATCTGAATTCTCCTAATTAAAGCAAGAAATATGGACCCATGATTGGCATCCAATAATATTTATAGTGTTTATCTCTACGCTGAGCGGAAAGATAACTTCAATTACTTCCGTATAATCATCTACCTATGTTATATTTCGGAAGTAGCTCCCATTCGTTTTTCTCACGAAATGGAAGAACTTTAATCTGACGAAGAGGTGCAGTGTCATTTGCCTTTTCTTTATTGACGATTGTCAACAAACCCCAGTCAGATAATAGCATTGCAATAGTGTTCCTACGCTGAATATCTGATAGCTCAAGTGTAGACTTGTTACCATCTAGGAGGAACAGCTCTTTGAAATGTGTGATAAAGTATCGACCTTGCTTGTGCAGGATATGGCACGACTGGTAAAGCTTCTTGTCTTTACGTGATGCAATGCCGATACGAGTAAGTGTTTCTTTGACCTTCAGGAAATCATCTGGCTCGTTAAGTGTAACTTCGAGCATATCCTGAGGCGACCATTCAACTGGCGCGTTTTCCTTTTCTTCCACCATGATCCACCTTCTGTTTAATTATGTTTATTTGTTCAGCAGAAAGTAGTGAAAGAGCAGAACGAGTTTTATCATTACTATACCCATAATATTCTTTCACCGCTTCAAAATCACCGTCGTGCTTTACTTTGTTCCATTTGGAAAAGCGCTTAGGATTCTTTCGTATAGTATTTATAAAAAAATCGTTTTGAAGCTTATTATCAAGATGGTGGTTGGTGTTCATCTCATTGGCCAGAAGTACAGTATCTGGGAAGTAAGAGAAAGTGTGGTTAATCATGTAAGGGAGATAGGACTTTTCATCCAAGTCATCCCGGATGATGTTCTTCTTATTGTTAATGGCTTTTACAAATTCAAATGGATTCATTAACGCAAACCCTTTTACGTAAATCTGATGACGAGAATCGATGGTCTCTTTTATTGAAGTGTAATTCGATACCACGAGCTTTGCAGGTCTCACGACCAGTAAAGTCTTGGGTCTTATACTCTTCTCCTAGAATGCGTACATTAATAGGATACAGTCTAAGAATGTCGTCAAGGTCTTCTTCGGTTTGATATACGATAATCTCATCAACATATTCAACTGCCTGAAGCTGCGTGTATCTTTCAATCAGGCTTTGAATTGGTTTATTCTTATCCGGTCTATCAACACTAGGATCGACCTGTAGACCTACAATCAAATGATCACATACAGATTTGGCTTCACGAAGCATCATAATGTGTCCAGCATGCAGTAGATCAAAAGTGCTACAGGTGAATCCTATTTTCATTTCACATCATCCAAGTGACCGATATATTGTTCAAGAATGCTTTGCGTATATTCCTCAGTGTTGATGTTAGGATTGATGTGCGTCCTACCATAGTAGAGCTGAGGTACGGTTTTATGACCTTCAGATTTAATGTAAGACTTTGCGGCTTCGTCTAGCCCAATGTTTACCACTTCGTATCGATAACCCCATCGATCCAGCTTAGTCTTCATCATATCGCAGTACATGCAATTGGGTTGGGTGTACAGGGTCAGCTGATTTTTCATTTCCATTCTACCTCCGCCATTAGTTCTGTTAAGCAAGCTACAACATTCAATTCATGGTCAGCCACAAAAGCATTCTTGTACTGGTAGTCAGCAAGGATTAGAACGGTACGAGGAATACTGTTAGGCTGGATAGTGTCGTACATAGTATCGTAAATCTTCCTGAATATACTAGAAGCGTCAGTATCTATGTTGTTCGTTACCCAGCTTCTCATTTTCTTGAAGTCTTTGGCCTTGAGATATCCAATAAGGTCATTAACAGAGCTATTGGAAAGAAGACTAAGAATGCCAGTGTCAATACGACCGCCGAGAGAATATCTCTGACACTCGTTAATAACCCGACGCCAATCAGGCGCAAACCTAATGATAAGTTCAGCCAGTACTTTTTTATCATATTCAATACCTTCCTGTTCTAGAATTGTGGTTAGTCGCTTCATAAACTGCATAGACAGTTCGGCAAGCATCTTCTTATTAGTGTTAAACTCATAGACGCCACAGCGTGAGTGCAGTGGCTCAATGATACGATTCTTGAAGTTACAGGTGAGAATGAACCGGCAGTTGCTAGAAAACTCTTCGATGAATCCACGAAGAGCTGGTTGGAATGATTGTGCATTCAAGTAGTCAGCCTCGTCAAGGATAACTACTTTGTATCCGCCAGTTAGGGATACAGAGGATGCAAACTGTTTAATCTTACTGCGAAGAGTGTCGATGTTACCTTCTTCAGAACCATTGATCAGAATCCAATCCAGATCAAGTTCATTGCACAATGCTTTGGCTACTGTAGTCTTACCAAGACCAGCAGTACCCGTAAACAGCATATTGGGAAGGTCTCCCGAAGTCACGATCTGCTTGAACGTGTCAGACAGTGACTCCGGGAGAATACAATCTTCGATCTTCTTTGGACGGTAACGTTCAACCCAGAGAAAATCATCTTTCATTATATAGTGTCCTACTTCATTAGTAAAGGTTGGATTGTATCACAGTTAGAGGTTAATGTAAACAGATTAATCTTTTACAGGCTGCAGACCTTTTACGTAGGTGTAAGAGCAACCCATGAGAAAGTAGGTAAATTGGTCGAGGAGTTCGGTGAGCTCTTCAGCGGTAAAGGTATGATAGACACGAGAGTCTACGTCACCATCTGGATTGTATGTAATACGCTCTAGCGTATATTCTTCACGCCAGTCCATACTATTCTTCGTCCTCTTCATCATCCATTTCTTGTTGGCGTTCTTCTACCTGCTGTACCAATTGTACACACTGATCGCGAAGCTGTCCAACAGTAGAAAGTTCTTCACCTTTGAATGCACCTCGTTGAGAGATTGCATCAATAATAGCGATGGAAGATCGAGAGACCTTAGCACCAAGTTCGAGAAATTGTGCTTCATTCATGAATATAGTTTCCTTCTATTTTTTCTCTAGAGCAATAAAGTATTGGATGTTGCGATCAGTGTGGGTGAAACGACTGATCAGTTTATTCGAGACCTCAACATTGTAATCACCCTGCATCAATCTCAAATTATCGATATTGATATTCAAATCCTTAGGAAGCTCACCGTCAATAGTGCCTTCGATCTTTACACTAAACAGGTTAGCAGTAGGATTTTTCGTATCAGTAATAGTAAGCTTGACCATACCATCCTCAGACCCGATGGAAATCTGTTTATGGCCAAGCGCAGCAGATGCACGCTTTAGCTTATTCTGCGTTTCGGCAGTAAGGGTAAAGGTTACATCTGGTGTAGGCATGGTAATCAAAGTCTTGGGCGGCTGAGTCAGCATATCAATATCAGAGTAGTAGTACTTGATACTAGAGCCGTTGCCAGACAAAGACAGTGAATCCATATCAAAATTAACTTCAGCATCATCGACCAGACTCATAACACGTACAAGTTCATTGGCGTCGTAAATGCCAAAGTCAATCGGGATATCTTCGTCTAGTTCAATGTTAGCCAAGATGTTCTTAGCTTCAGATACTGTCCGAAGTGTTCGTCCTTGACGGAAAACAATGTTTTGGTTAATTGACCCGAAGTTCTGTAGCACCTCGAGCATATCATTCGCTTGCATTCATATTATCCTCTTCCAAATCATGTACATGCATAGCCATAATCGCATAGTGTGCGATCTTCATCAGGTCATCGCGATTGCGTCCACCTTTCTTTCCATACCGCTGAGCATACTTCATTACGTTACCGAGACAAAAGCCCATGCCATGTCCAGAGTCGATAATGAACTCAGTAGCTTGAAATTTGTTCTTGGAGTAGTGCTTATCGTACGTACCCTGGATATACTGATCCATTTCCTTAAGGATACGATCTTCACTGTATTTCATAACAACGTCCATAGTTAATTGATTTCTGTATCATACCACGTCTAGGTCTTTATGTAAACCCCAAATAACCGTAGCGTCTGACATTTGTTGGTTCCAGTTACGATTTACTGGAGAAGGATGCGGCAGTGGGTGGTGTGCAATGTTCAGCATATCTAGATACTTGGTTACCTCTCCACCAATACTGTACACCCTTTTGTATCGTGCTGCAGTCTCATACAATTGACTGTCATCAATCTGATCGTAGTTCAGCTTCTTACTAGGTTCGTCATTCAGATTAACAATCTTGTAGCCTAAGCCAAACATACCAAACCATTTGTCTAGCCGCTTCATGGTAGCAGTCTTCTTATTGGCTTTCTTATTTGGCGATGGACTATGCCCAAAGATCAGTACTTCATTCTTCATCTTCAATAAATCCCCATTTAACTCCGGCTTCGGAGAACATATCAATGCTATCTTCTACAGACTTTTTCCAACGCGGATTGTCTGGATTACCTTGCATAACCACACGTGCTACGCCAACTTGGATGATTGCTTTGGCACACTCAGAGCAGCATGGTAGTCCGTAGACGTACATAGTTGCTCCATGCAGAGATACACCGTTATAGGTGGCATTGTAGATTGCATTCTTTTCTGCGTGTACTACATATTTATATTTTTCTTCCCTGTTTTTTAAGCGGGGCTGAGTGTCACGAATGCCACGGGGGAATCCGTTATAACCCATAGTCAGTACTTGACCTTTATTGTTTACTGCCACTGCGCCAATCTGACTTGACGGGTCTTTAGACCAGGTAGCTACCAGTTCAGCCATTTCCATATACCGCTTATCCCATTTGCGATACTTGTTCATGTAGAAGTCATCATCCATAAAGTGAATCCCAGATAGTGTTGTTAATCATACGTTGCTCTTCAGGACTAGTGCGAATAGCTTCAGTCTTGAGCGGGTGCTTATCCCTATCAAGGATAGGTTGCGGCACCAAATCCTTAAACGTATCTTTCAGTCTCCTCTTTATTCCATTGCGATCTTTATATGGTGTTAGCAGTGCGTGCTTAATGACCTTGGGAGACAAAAAAGGCGCGCGTAACTCCACCGTATACCTCATATTAGCTCGGTCTAATCGTGGAAGGTGATAGTAGGGTAGCTCAGAGAAAATATCGCTATATTGGCTGTCATATTGAGCTGCACGGCGATAACCACCAAAGAGTTCATCAGCACCATCACCAGTCATAACTGCATAGAATCCAAGCTCACGTAGCTTCTTAGCCATGGCGATTTGTGGACGTACAGAACCAAGATCAACTGGTGTTTGGTGAATCTCTACCGCTAGCTCGAGAGATACATCATCAAGCTTAACATCTACTAAGTCTTCAGTTACTAGTCGTGCAAAGTCTTCTTCACCGTTGTCTACATGGATAGCAGTAATGTCACGACCAAGTTCTTTAACCAAACCGTAGATGATAGTAGAGTCTAGACCGCCAGACAGCAAGATCGATACGTCACGCTGACCACCAAGTCTATTCTGTACAGATTCTGTAAGATCATAGCGAAGATCAGAAACTCTTACCTTAGTCCAATCCCAGTAAGGCTTAACTACGCCGTTAAGAACGTAGTGACCTGGTGGCACCTGCTTAATCTCTTTCCATGGAGTATTAGGTGCAGGATCATAGCCCCATTTCATCGTGTTCGATAGGAAGTGTAGGTCAGGAGTAACTGG